GAAGAGAAACGATACTTCCTTGCCGGACGGCGCGGTATATTTTGCTTCGGTTATTCTTTTTTCCCATTCCATAAACACAATCCCTAATAACTTCCCGAAGCAACAAGATTAAACGAAGGCGACTTAGGCGGTTTTGAAATACGCGCCTGCGTACCCTGCTCTGCACGTACCGAAATTTCTGCATGTTGATAGTTGTCCTGCCGCGAATAGTAGGCAACCTGCTGAGCCGGTGAGACAGGAGCTAATTCCGGCGCGGAACCGCCCGTACCGGACTGCCCAAAGCCGCCGTAAGAAACAGCGCCTTGCGCTTTATTGATTACCTCCGCACCGTCAACGCCTTTTATTGTGTCTCTAAATTTGTCTATACCGCCTGCCATTGCCTTAAACGGTTCGCCGATATAGGGAACTTTTGCAATCAGTTCAAATATCCCTTGCAGCGGCGCCAGCAGCGCCGACAAAATCGTTGCCCCTATCTGTTTTAGCCCTGCAATAATACCGCCATTTGTAAATGCCTGTGTAATCCTATCCCATTCACTCCAGAACTCACGGACAATAGAAATAATCACACCAAACGGCCCGGTAAAGATAGTAACAAGATTTAATATCGCTTCTTGATTTTTCTTAATCCACTCCCAAGCCCGCGACAAGGCAGCCGTAATAGCATCCCAATACTTTATACAGAGAATGACAGCAGCAATCAGCGCACCAATTCCTAAAACAAACCATCCGATAGGACTGGCAATAAAAGCCGCGTTAAGAATTTTTACTACCACTGTGAACACAGTCATAATTGTTTTAACGGTTCCAATAACAGCGCCTAATAGCTTAGCCACAATGACAGTTGCAGCAACCGCTGTTTTAAATATGACAAACGAAATTGTGGCAATTTTTATCACGGAACGCATTTTCCACAAAATTTTGACTACTTTGGAAACAACAGTAAATATCGTTTTAAGAAAATCGATAATAGGAGCTGGATTAAAATTTGTTATCGCTGTTGTAAAATTTTCAATAGCTTTGCCGCCTTTGGCAGCAAACGCATCTACGAATTTAAATCCCAGTTCGGTTAAAGCAGATTTTAAAACTTCGATCCTGTTTGCGAGCGATCCGCGCATAGCAGCCGCTACATTAGCCGCCGTCCCTCCAGCATTTTGCAATTCTTTGGAATATTTTTTTAATCCTTCCGCTCCTTCAGCAAGCAAAAGGGTTACCCCTGTTACCGTGCGCTTCCCAAAAATATCGGTAAGAGCAGCCGCTTTTTCGGCATCTCCCATCCCTTTCATTCCCTTTTCAAACTGTCCTAATATGTCAATAATATTTAAAAAGTTACCTTGCGCATCTGTAGTCTTTATCCTCATCCTATCTAGTGCCATCGCAGCTGTTTTAGAAGGCGACGCTAAAGACAACATCATATTACGCAACTGTGTTCCCGATTCAGATCCCTTAATACCGCTTGACGCCATAACGCCAACCATTGCAGAAAAATCTTCCAGAGACTGTCCTGTTGACGTAAACGTAGCAGCACCCATTTTTGCCGATTCAAAAAATCCGCTAATATCCGTATTAAACATATTTGTTGTTTTAGCCATCACATCGGACAAGCGGTTCAAATTTCCTTCAAGAGCTTTTTCATCTTCCGTCATCAAGCCGAACGCACCGAGCGCATCAGTAGCTATATCAACCGCCGTTGTTAAATCGGCTCCTGCAGCCGTAGCAAGGTTTGTCGTCCCAGCAAGAAGCGCCATAGATTGCTTACTTGTTAAACCCGCCATCGCCATTTTATCCAATGCCCCGGCCGTATCGACCGCATTAAATTCGGTAACAGCAGCGACATCACGAGCAACCTTACCAACCGCTTTCAAATTATCTTTGTAATCGGCTGATGTAATATCCAAATCTTTAAATTTAGCGGTTGCTCCTGTAACAGCAGCATCATAATCAATAAATTGTTTTGTAGCGACACCAAGCCCAGCCCCAATAGCGCCAACACCGACAAGCGCAGCCCCACTAGCAAATGTTTTTAATTTTGAACCGATATTTGCAAGCTGCTGTTGCGTTTTTGTAAATTCGTTTTTTAATGTACGTCCGACAGTCTTCCCCTTAATTCCGATTTTATTTAAAGGCATTGTGATATTATCAATGAGTTTATAGACTGTCGCGATTGCATATTTTGTTGCCATTATACATCCTTTTGCAGCTTGCAAATATCTTTTATCCGCGCTTTATAGAAAAAATGAATATCATCAATACTCATTTCATAAAACGGCGGAAGCGTTGCGTAATCCATACATATTTGCAGCAACTGTAATTGAATACCGCCCGCTCCCAATACCGTTTTTTCCCTTCCGTCGATTGCGCATACGGAAATTATGCGGCTAAAAAAAGGTTAATAACCCCTTGGAAAAACATCCAATCACTCATATCCATTTTAGAAAAATACCGCGCTTCTTTACCGGTTATAGCCGAAGCAAAACCTTGTAATTTATGTACCGGCTGTTTATCAGTATAGCCGTCCAAGGCCATAAACGCATGTCCGGTAGGACGTTTAATAACAACGACATCGCCCGAACTATCAGCTGAATACTCAGAAACAGTATATTTAATATTCCGTCCATCAACCTCCACGCGGCCATCCATACAAGCGTTTATAAAACGTTCTTTTAAAGGTTTAAACGCTTCTGCATCTTCCGTTGTCATTGCGCTTTCGTCATAATCTATTTCGTTTGCTTCACAAAACCGTTCAAACTCGGCAACCGCCGTTTCTCTGTCAATCTTTACTTCTTTTTCCATTTGTACACCTCACTGTAAAAAATATATTTAAATGTGCCGTCTGCACAATTAAATGCCTTGTTTCTCAATCTTACCTTGCAAGGAAACGGTTGCCGTTCCTTCTTTGAAAGAAATTTCTATATCATCAACAATCTGTACCGAACCGGCAAAAACAGCGCCGTCATTTGCCGTGCCGGAATAGTCGAACATTTTGCCGGAGTTTTTTAAATCCTGCAAAAATTCATCGTCCCCGTTATCAAAATCAATAACTAAACTGATCCCTTCAATCGAATCGACTTTCCGCGATTGCACGACGCGGCTTGTTCCATCCCCGTTCGGTTTTACTTCGTTGTTTTTCCCGCCGAGCTTCCACTTTGCATCGTCTTCGGCATCGCAGGTAAACCGGCGTCCATTCAATGTATGACTTTCAAAAGGCCCCGCTATCATTTTCTACCTCCTATTCACCCAGATAAAAACCGAAATAAATATCGGTGTCAGAAATTTCGATATTGCCGGATAATTTTACCGGAAAGCGCACGTTAATCCGTTTAGGATTATTTGAATCTATTTTAATGCTCATATTCCGCTTGCTGAATTCCGGTTCCTGAATAATCGCCTGCAGCGCGAGCGAATCGGCAAGATTCATAAAAGATGTTTTAATCATCTTTGGCTGTTTCGCTTTTACATTCGCGGTAACGGTATCATCGCTGACAATCGGCGCCCCTTTCAATTCGTCCGCTTCCATAATCAGCCGGACATTGAATACAACATTTTGCAGTTTAACCAAATCAACAACATAGCGTTTACTTGGGAATTGCCCTTCATTCGATGGACGGTAAAACGTGATAATGTCATTCAATTCCGCAACATTGCCATTCTTGATATTAGTAGACGAACCCTTGTTAACCGAAAGCGTCCGCTGCATATAATTTTCTTGAACAGCATCAGAGCCGCAATGCAAACCGGTCAACAAACCTTTATAACCTTGCGCCGGATTGCTATTTGCAATTGTAACAATGTCATTTAAAAGAGCGCGGGCTGCAATGACAAACGGCAATTCACGGCTTCCGACAGATACTACTAAAAAATTAATTGCATCGTTTTTTCGTTCGCCCGTTACCTTTGTACGTTCCGATAAGACATCAGTACAGCCGTGGCAGACAAGCAGCGGCTTTTTCTCTAACGCTGACCAGCGGTTTTCCCCGAATTCCTGATATGAATCAAGCCGCGCTTCTTTCTTATAATCAAAACAACTTAAAATAAATGTTTCCCATACAATACCAATTTTCCCCAATGCAGCATTTACATCGGGGTCAAGCGCACCGTCTGCAAATTTCTTTATCGTAAAAGTTGCCCCCGGTACATCTGCCGCTATTTCAAGCGTAATCATGTTGGAACTTTCACCTGACCACTTTGCTACAAGCGGAATTTCTCCGGCTGCTATATCCTCTGTTTTTGCAGGCATATTCAGCACGCCGTCAATCGCTTCTTTTACCGTTTTTAAGATTGCCTCCGCTTTATCACCTTTCTTAACTGCGAACTCGGCAGCAACACCGCCGACATACACCGTACCGGCGCCGTTACCCGAAACACCTTCATTGGAAGCGGCAAGCGTAACACCAATAGCGCCTTTTGCCGGTACTCCCGTTTTTACCTTTGCAAGGGGGTACACCGTTACGGGAAACTCGGCGCCTTTTCCGTTTTGTGGAAAAAGCTGCAATGCTGCAAGATGTAAGGGGCTGCCGTACCCGTACCGATCTCCGACCGCATTAGCATTTCCTTCAAGTTCAAACTTATCTAAACCATACACAGCATCATCATTGCCCTGCCCGATAACCGCCAAGCGTTGCGGCAACATAAACGCTTTCCCTGAATTAAAATTTTTGTATTCGACGCTTACTCCGCATACGCGGCTTACCGCCGTTGCCGAAACTCCCATAATGCCTCCTATATCCGTATTAAAACTTCACCGGTTTTTCCGACCGCTTCAAACTGTATTTCTTCCAATTCCGCACCATCCCCTTGCGGAGCGTCCTCATAAAATGAAACGGAAAAATCTATCCGCGCTACGGTTACGGCAGCAGCGCTTTCCGCTAAGTTGCTAGGAATTCCTGTTTTTATACCGGACATATCCCGTTCAAGCACCACACCGCGCATCCCTAAATATGCATAAAATCCGCTCATTAAAATTGAACGGACAATGTACGAAATACGCCACGCTTTTAATGCCGCTTGCCTTGTATCATCGCCATCCGATTCGGCATTACCGCACGCATAGCAATCGATAGAAAAAGAAGCGGTATATCTTTTCCGTCCGATTGCGCTCCCCGCTTTTCCTTCAGCACGGCGCGTCTCGTTCAGTAAAATATTTACAAGCGGAAACGGATTACAGCCCGCTTCATTTGCTGTTAATTCCCACGGCCGAGCGCTTTCCAAATATACGCCGATATTAAAATCTTCAAGCGATTCAATACCGGCCGTTTCTGCAAGCGCATATTGATTGCTTAATTCTGTTTTTAAGATAAGCGCTATAGCATCCCGTATTTTTTCTACATTGTCTTTTTCGTTTAAAAGCGTTTGAATTTGCGCCTGCATACCGCTACGCCTCTACACCTCTTTCAACTGCACTGATAACAGCAACCTGCCAACCCCGATTGTTCTGTCCGGTTCATACCGAACAACACAGAGCCGATATTCCGTACCGGATAAATCACGTAACAACACCTGCCACCCTTTTTGCGGCGTTTCTTTTGTGTACATCGCAAGCGAAGAAAGCCGGTATGAAACCGTTATCGTTCTGCCCTGTACCGGCACGCCGTCCGTATTTAAAAGATAACCTATGTCGCCGACTGCACCAGTTAAATTAAAATGATTCCCCTTTTTATCGCTGAGCACAAAACGGGAGCCGCTGACATTGGCATTTTCCAATGTAAAAGACAAATCCTTTTCCGCAAGCTCCCGTATATTCATTGTGTACCTACCTATTTTTGCAGTTCGGTTAACGCTGCAATGATTTCATCTTTCGTCTTATCTTTCACATCGATACCGAAAGACAAAGCAAACTCTTTGACTTGTTCGTCAGTCGCAGTATCGATAGCGGCAAGATAATCGGCAATCGACTTTTTAATTGCCGCAATAATTTCTTCTTTCCTTTTTCCGCCGGTTTCAATTTTTAATTTCGCCGCGAGCTCTTCAAGTTCTTTTTTAGTTAGAGCTCCAAACGTCTTTTGCGGACCCTTTCCGCCATCACCATCATCAGGCGGCGTCTTGCTGCCGTTTTCGTCCTCATCCTCTGCATCAGGAATAGCAATAATCATACCTTTCCCGCAGGCAACCGAAAAAGCCGCTTCATTCCCGCCGAATTGCTCAAGGGAAATTTCATCGCCTTCGGCATACACAACCCCGCCCGCGGTAAACGCAAAACCTGCAGCAACCTTATATTTACTCATGTACATATCCTCCTACAAAAAAAATTATTGGATTGTTAAGCAGCCGAAGCGGTCAATCGAAAACGGCCAACACAACGGACGGCTTTTAATTTCTCCGATATACGCTTCACGTTCCGCATCCCACCATACGCGCGGACGGAAATCAAATTCTTCGCCGATCTGAATTTTCCCGTCAAACAACTGCCCGAACGTTTCATCCGTGTTGATTGTCGGAATACCGCCGAACATTTTTCTAAAGTCCAAATCTTCAATATCCGGCAAGAAAATAACTTTATCGTCATGCACATATTTCGTTTTTGTCGTCTTTCCGAATTCATTATAGCGGGCATTGTACACCCACAAATCATAGCGGTTTGCGCCGATGTCGATATAACCCATATACTTCCCGCCCTTATCTTTTAAGGTAGGGTTCAGCATACCGAGCCGTAAGCCGTCTTGACGCAATGCCGTTTGAACAGACGGATCGGCAATAAATTTTTCCCATGCGTTTTTCCCGAAAATCAACGTAGTAACATCACAGAAACCATCATCGCGGACAACATCAGCAAGCGCGGTTATATCGGACTGCACGTTTGCACCGGAAGTGCCCCACGCAATAGCCGCCGTCGGAAAGTGCGACGCTTTCGGCTTGAGATCAAGCTCATACGTTGCGTTTCCTTTCTCGTCGGTTAAAATGATTTTGCCTGTTTGCAAAAGCTGCGCAGCTTGCAGCTCTACCGAATAACGGATCATCGCCGTCATTTTTGCAAATCCGTCAACCAGAATTTTTGCGAGCTTTCCGAACCAGTTGACTTTGTCGGCATAGGCATTTTCTCCGGGCTGCCGTTTCATCAGCTGCGCAATATTGGCAGGTTTTGCAAGCGCATACACCGGAAAGGGAATGCTTTTACTTTGAAATTCATCCTCGGCAATCAGCACCGCACCAGTGCTTAAATTGCGGACAACCGGCGCGACATCTTCACCCGAACGGGTTATGTCGTATTCAAATTTTTCCGCATCGGTAAACGAATCGGATGATGTCTTAAAAAACGAAGACAAAAACCCCATCTTGCTGATGTCAGGTTTTTGATTAAACAGTTGTACAATTCTGGTAATAAAATTCGGCAACATAGTATTCAACTCCTCTTTATCACACTTCGCAAACGCATTACGCAGTTTGAGAAACATCCGTAACGGTTACCGGAATTATTCCGTACGCACGGAGCATATCCAGCTGTTCAACCGTCGGTTTATTGCCGTTCAGCAAAACCTTATCGGCACGCACACGCCCTGCAATCAACGCACGGAACGGAACATCAGCAACGCTGCTTTTCTCGTTTTCCACGTCGAACGGCACAATACCTACAACCTTTTCACTGGCAGGGTTTGTCAGCACGGCAAACTTTTCGCCGTCTCGTTTTAGATATGTGCCGGCTTTAACAATCGTATTGGCAGGCACGGCAGCCAATAGACCGGTTTCAAAATCATTATTGCCTAACACCACGGTACTGGTATCAACCGTACTCGTTTCAATCTTTGCCATAGCGAACCCCTTTTATTCTTTTCCGAAAAAGCCTTTGTCAAACTCAGCCATTAAAGCCTTTTCGTCTGCGTTATTCTCCGCTGCTTCCGTATGCGTTGCAGGCGGATTATCATCCATGCGGTTTCGCGCCTGCGCTTTAGTCATTGCAAAATCCATATAAGCATCCTGCACCGACTCCTCCGCAACAGGCTTCCCTTCTTCAATAAACTTTGCCGCAAGCTCATACGCGCCGCACTTTGCCGCAAGGCGCAAATGCCCGCTGACCAGCGCAGATTGTTTTTCGCACCCTGCTTTTTCACCTAATGCAAAAACAGCGTCATAACACGCCGCGTCTTTTGCTTTTAATTCTTCAACATTCATACTGCCTCCATTTGTGTTTGCATCATTATGCGCGGCAACCGTCTTGCCGGAAACTGCCGATGTCTGCAAAAGCGCGGCCGCTTTTTCTATCGATATGCCGCCGTCTTTTTCAGCGCTCTTTTGTAATTTGTCATAGCAATTTTTGATTTTTAATTTTGCGTTCACGATAAGCGCATCACGGCTTTCAATAAGCGGGGCGTCAGCATCATCGTCTTGTTCTGTAGTTGCATGTTTTTCAAATTCATTTGCAAATCCGTTTTCAAAAATTTCATTGCCGACAAAGAACGTCGTTTCGTCCATAAGCGCACGGATGTCTTTTTCGCTTTTTTTTGAAACTGATTGATACACACCAGCCAACGCACCCGCAAGCTGTTTTAAATAACTTGCCGTCTTTTCAAATTTTTTATAATCACCGTACATACCCGTATACGGGTTATGAATCATAAAGATAGAATTATCCGACGCCTTTACAACTGCATTACCGTCAACTGTCCGAGCTGCAAGCGCGATGTAACTTGCCATACTCGCAGCAAGACCATTGATTGTAACAACAACCGGATGCGTTTTTGCAACTTCACGGATTGCATTAAAAATCGCAATCCCTTCGTATACGTCTCCGCCCGGACTGTTAATACTGAGCTCCAACGTCTCACCGTCTTTAAGTCCTGCAAGCGCTTCGGTTACCTGTGCTGCAGTAATGCCGTCGAACCAGCTGTCAATAACGTTGTCTATTGCAAATTTCATACATACCGCCTCAAAAAGAATTAAAGCGGATAAAATACGCGCAATGATGCGATTTTTCCGTATTTCACTACTTGCGAATTTTCTAAAGAATCCCAGTCGGAAAGTTTAAAATGCGTCCTTCCGTTACAGTTCCAGCATTCAACGGCAATTTCCCCATCTTTTAGCTGATAATCGGGAGCTTCTTTTTTTACATCACACTTCCAGCCGGAAAGATACGTTAAAAATTGAGCAGGTTCGGCAACATAAAAATTATCACCCTGTGAATAGTTTTTTTCGTTGACGCGGATGAATTTTTTAGCAATCCCCGCCTGCAATGCAGATAGAGGATCGATCGCTGTTTTTGTAATACGTTCGGCAATCTTAATAATCGCAAAACAATAGCAGCCGTTATTGCCCGCCGCCAAAAAGAATGATTGAACACCTTCTTTCATAAAAAAAGCCCCCTTATAATCCTAAGACTACAAGAGGGCTTTTATAAAAGCTATTAACTTTTAGGAAAAAATGAAAAAAAATTGAAAAATTTTTTATGCAAGAAGCACACTTTCTACGTATTGAGGATTGGCAGACACCACTTTAAGTAGCGACAATGCTGCACCGTCAGGCTTACGTCGTCCTTGCTCCCAATTACGTAAGGTTCCGATACTGATGTTAAGCATCGTTGCAAACTCTTCCTGCGTTTTATGGGTTTTATTACGTATCGCCGCAATATCTAAAGCATCAATAACAGAAACCCGCGCAGGCTGCAACTCCCCCTTTTCAATTAAAGCTGCCTCTTTAATACTTTGCATAAGTTCGTTAAACATTTCGTCGCTCATTTTTTTACGTCCAATCATAATAACACCTCTTTAACAAATGCTGCCAACATATTTGTCTGCTTTTGCGTAAGATTATCCGCCTCACTTTTTGCATAAGCAAACAATAAATAAATTTGCGTGTCTGTTTTTATAAAATAAATAATTCGTACACCGCCGCTTTTCCCAGTGTTCTTTTTTCCCCACCGTATTTTCCTTATCCCGCCGCCTCCTCTAATCAGTTTTCCTTTTAGCGGATTACATACTAAATATTCTTTAAATTGCGCGTATGTTAGTTCATCTAACAAGCGATCTATTTGCTTTTTAAATACCGGCGTTTCTATCAGTTCCATATTTTTATTATACGCCATTGGCGTATAATAATCAACCCTATCACAAAAAAAATGCATAACCGGCAAACACCGATTACGCATTAAAGAATAATTCCTACCGTAAAAACCGTGATAATGACATGAGTATTTGTAATACCTGTAATACAAGAATTGCAATCATTATTTTTTCAAGCCGTGTCATATTACACCCCCTTAGTAAACTTTATAATCAGATAAAACGCATATACAACAATGAACCCCGCAAACAACCATTTAAATCTTTTTGTTATATTGACACCTCCATAAAAACTGAGCATTATAAAGGTCGGAGTTCTACCTCCGACCCGCGCCGCTTCTTTTATCA